TTCAAGTGTAGATGAATTAATATTACTTAAACTTCTAATTGTATTAATGGCACCAATCGCCGCACCTATGTTATTTGGACTACTAATCCCTTCTTGAAAGTTTGCTCCAAATATTTGTTTTGCTCCAGCCAATGGAATAACGTTATCTGAAAGTATACCACCAGGTCCAAATAAACTGCTTTGAGCACCACCTAGTATGCTTAAAGGACTTGGTACTTTATCATAAAGTGCATCGCCGAATGCTTTAGGATCGTTTTGATTAGTTGTGTCAATTACACCTGCTCCGTAAAGTACTGATTCATAACCAATATCCATAGATGCTTCTATAGTTTCGCCGCTGGATGCGTAGTCAACTTGTCCGTGATCCCACGTTCTAATGTAAGGGTTAACTAATTTATAACTGTTGAATCTTCTTTGAGACATTGTATAAATTGTAATACTATTAAAGAACGGAGCAACTATGCCGTCTCTATCTAAACCGTATCTAAACTTTCCTTGATCTACAGTAATACCATTTGTGTAAGGTCCTGAGGCTCTACTCCATGCCGCAGTTTCTTGATGTCTTTCTGGTGAATGATAACCATAATATAATGCCCATAGAGCGTTAATAATACCAACACTATCATCATGAAATTTAATTTGTACTGGATCATAGTTAATATTCTTATAGATCATCTTCTTTCTGTTGTACTGATTCTTAACATCAGTATCAAAAGTAAATCTTGGAAGAGAGCTATTCTTAACTAGTACAGAAACTGTATCTCCATGCTTATCTTTCCACTCTTTTGATGTCGCACCAACTGCGTCCCAATTGATATCGAAGTATACATGGAATAAAAATTTAGTACGCGGAGTTCTTGATAAAGAATCGTCAGTGAATACTCTGGCCGCATGTCTATTATCACCTAAATTGCCTTTAGGGTTTAATAAACCGTCTCCTACCCCGCCTAGAAATCTTGTAAACTTATCTGCCATACTAGTATTTAGTCACAAAAAAAGCCCGGGGTTTTAAGCCGAGCTTTAGTTGTTCAACAAACTATCTATTCTTTTTATTATTAACCAGTTGTTAATGCACCGATTGTTCTAGCACCGATATTTCTACCAATACCATCAACTCCACCACCTCTGTACTGGATAGCGTTGTCATATCTTAGTGTCATGTTAATCATTGCTGGTTCATTTGAAGTATAATTCAAGTCACCATAATCAATGTTCTGTACGAAAGTACCATACAATTCAAATGTTTCTAATACATTTGGTGTTTGTGTACCATTACCACCATCTAAGATTTCAATTAGTGTAGTAAATTTGTAGTCTTGACCTGATGCTGCAGATGCCTGCTCAAAGAAGTCAAACTGTTTCTGTACTTGCTCACCACATAATCTTTGAATAGATCCACTTGCGTCATCTCTGACGTTAACAGTAATCTGTTCCCAGTTATGTCTACCTGCTAGATAGATACGTGAGTTGTAAACAGGAATTTCCATCTCTTCAAAGTTAATCTTTGGACGAGTAACATCCTGTATTTGTTTTGTTAATTCTGTTGGTACTGTACCGTTAGCACCGAAACCTTGTAGTACCACTCGGAAGCGATACTTTAGCTTTGGCATCAACAAGCCTTGGTTGCTTGCGGATGTATCAGTCGCTAAAGGGACTGTTAATTTAGATAGTGTTGAAATAGCCATTTAATTTGCTCCGTTTATATAATATTATTTAGCATAATATGTGGGGGGCTAACCCCCCACATTAATTAGGCTGATGCTTGCCCTTGGATTTCTCCAGTATTCTTAAGTCTTAGTGGAATGTAAATGAACTCAATTGATTTAACTGGTTCAATAGCAATATCCACATAAAGCTCGTTACGATCAATACGTGCTGCAGTGTTGTTTGATTCATCACATACAACAGCAAAGTCATAAAGTGCTCTTAAGCCTACCAGTTCAAGCATTAAACTCTCAACTGCGCCTTTGATCTCATCTCTAGTGATCTTATCATTAGGTTCAAAAACAAACGGCTTAGCAAGTCTATTAAGTTGTGTTCTTAAGTAGATTACTAAACGTGCTACGTTAATTCTATCTAACGCAGATGTTCCTGATGCTCTAGTTCTTTGACCATAGTTAACAAGTCCAACACCGTTAAAGAATGTGATTGGGTTAACTTTGATATCGTAGAGTGTATTTCTTTGATTATCAGTTAGCGCAACGTTTTGGAATTCGCCTGTTGCTTTATCAATATAACCTACTGATGTAGCATTAGTAATTCCACCACGTCTAATACCTGCTGGAGCAAACCATGGATAAGCAACTTGATCACTTACTGCTATTGTTTTAAGCATTAAGTGTGAGCTAGGAACAACAACTTGTGAACCTGTGTTATCTGTGGTTAATCCACTTGGGTAAAATACACCTGTGTATTCATCAAATGTTACAAGACCATCGTCACCATTGTCATTTGCTTTAGCAGAGTTATTACCCCAACTTGTTAGGCTCTGTGTATCAGCTGGCAATCTGAACGGAGAATCAGCAACAACAAACGCTGTTGTTCCTCTGTCAGTGTTTAGATCTACTAAGTTCTGTGTAACTTCTGGGTAGCCTGGGCATGCCATTAAGTTAAACTGACGAACTTCGTCTTCTCTAATTTGCTGGTTAGTTGTAATTGTTGCTTTAAGTTTCTCAACAACACTTTGTCTTTGTGCTTTTCTACCAAATGCGTTACCTGAATCAGTAACCCATCTGTCTGCCGCATACGACGCCATTGACTGACTAGCAAATCTTTTGTTATCTGCTGTTGTATCAATATAATCTTCTTTGTACACTTTGATATTAAATCCTGATCTACGTGTGTTAAACAAGATAATACCTTCTGGGTATAGTGCTGGATCAGGAGCATCAAAATCAATAAAGTTGCTAGTTAACAAATCTACGATTGTTGAAGCTTCTGTTTTAGTTCCGTCTGTTCCCCATCTTGCGTCAGCAATAACAACACCATCTTCGCTTGATGAATCAGTTTTATCAACTAACTGCCATCTGTTAGCAATTGGTGTATTTGACAAGTCGTTGTTGAATTTATAAATTACTGGGTAATTTTCTAAATCACTTGTGTCAATCCAAATATCACCTGTGTTAAGAGGTGTACCATCACTTTGCTCTACTGGTCTAGTAGGCGATACTAATGGACCTTTTGGATCAGTTTGATCTGACAAACTAGCTGAATAAAACGGTGATGTACTATCTAAGTAACCTACCCAAGTAGTACCATTGTGTACCATAACATCAACTTCGTCAGTTAAACTTGAATACCAACGCTGTCCATTTTGTGGATCGTTTTGTGGAGGATTATTAGAAGCAACATACCCGTATGTAGTACCTGCTAATGGTAACCAATTACTTGCTACAAAATCATATGTGTCACCTGCTGGTGCCGCATAAAGATCTGTTGTTCCTGACTTAGTAGAATAGTTATAAGCAACAAAGCCCATGTCAACCATTGCTCCGTCAGCATCTTCAAATCTAATTTCTCCACCTGTTTTATGAGAAATAACAACTCTACCACTTACAACTTCAGCTTCGACATTAGTCATCTGTGCGTTGTTAATAGCAGTAGCAAGAGTGTTAGCATCACTTACGGCGCCTGCCGCAGTAAATGTAACTGCTACAGCAGTTGACAGTGTTGCTGAACCTGTTGTTGATTCTCTTAGGTTAATTGTAAAAGAACCAGCATTAAAAGTTGTAGCATCAATAATACCACTAGTAACTTTAGTTTCGCCTGTGTTCTTTCTAGCAAACAATTTGAAACTAGCAGTTTGTGGTGTGCTATCATAACCTGAATCTTCAGTGTAGTTGTATTGTATAAACAATGAATCTTTAGGAATTGATGTTCCGCCTGTGGTTCTGTCTAGATTGTAAATCGCTGTCTGTGGATTCAAATAAAGAGGTGCTAATGTTTCAGTGAATACTTCTGTTCCACTATCCCATGATTTAACTCTCCAACGTGAACCAACATTTGGCTCAGTTGTTTTAACCCATACACTTCCTGATGGACGTGGTAGCTGTGAGCTAACTTTCCATTGTGGCACTGATGTGTGTGGACCCATAAACAATTCTGGACCGTAATAACTTCCTGCTGTTACGCCGCTTGCTGTACCAAACAATGTGTTAATTGAAGCGGAACCATCAACCATTTCAATTACATTTGAATTAGTACTATCTCCAAGACCGTCATCAACTGTATCAGTAATATAAAGTGTAAACTTGCTGTTTACTTTTGCAGCCTTAATACCTTGGATGTTTAAGCCGTTAACAATAGTTACAACGTTGTCAACAGTTGAACCTGCTGGCAATGTAACCGTTGTCCCATTAATTTCAAAAGTTGTTTGGCCTACTTGAGCTGAATGACCATCTCTGTCAGCAACAAATACTGACCATGTTTTACGCCATTCTTTTGTTCCTACTTCTGCCCAACTTACAGGGTTACCAACTGTTGTATAATCAACGCCTTTGTAGTACATTCTAACTACATCAGACACTGTAACTACAGCATAAGAGCCTACTTGTCCTACACCACTTGCTGGAGTGTTTCCGTCAAGTTTATCAGTATCAGTAGAATTAATAATAATAGGTGCTTTGTTAGCAAACTTTTGACCATCGAGTGTAGCTGGATTACCATCCCACTGGAAAATGCCCCAAGTTGTACTTTGCGTATCAAGCCACCATTGACCGTCATTTGGATTTGCTCCCGGTACAGTTGCTTGTGCTGTTAATTCATTTAGATCGATATCAGCTCTAACAACAAATGCAGAGTTAGCAACTCCTAAGAATGAATAAGCAGACTGAAGTCCGTATTCGTTTTGTTCGTCAGCGTGTCTTGGACCGCCGGAAACTGTTTGTTTAAAAACTGGTGTACCAAAAAAGTCAACTAATTCTCTTTGACTTGAAACCTTGTATACTTTACCTACGTTTGCCGCCAATGTTCCTTGTGCGATTCCAGTAGCTGAAGCGTTCTGTTTATCTTGGGCAGTAGCAACAACGATAAGTGGAGTGGTACCTCCGTCTGCGGGAGTGTAAAAACTCTCGTCAGTTACCGTAACTTGCACGCCTGGTGATTGTAGTGCCATTCGATTATCTCCTGATGGTTAAATTCTTGTATAGATATTTATCGGCATCAGACAAAAATGCGGTGTAAACAACACTGAAAAAGGGGTAAAAAAGGGTAAGTATTAGTATGAGACCATTATGTAAATGCGGTTTACGGCCTGCCGCTGTAAACTATAAGAAGAACGGTAGGACTTATTATCGCAAATTATGTGAAGTATGTGTTAACCACGGTGAGGGACATGGTATTCCTAAATGGTATACTTTTGGCTATAGAATGAAGGACTCATGTGACAAATGCGGGTTTAAAAGTAAACACAAAGAAATATTCAATGTATTTCATATAGATGCTAACATGAACAACTGCCGTCCTAGTAATTTAAAGACTATATGTGCTAACTGTCAACGGACACTTCAGAAAGAAGGTAGTCGCTGGAAACAGGGAGATCTAACCCCCGATTTTTAAAAATAGTGCGCATTAAAATATCAACATTCTTTTTCAAACGATCTAAATCACCGTTATTGTCAATAGTATAATCACACATCCATTGTTCAATAGACATACTGCTACCTGGTTCTAAATGACAATGATCTGTGCGGTCTACCCAAATAGCATAATCAAAAATTTCTTCATTTTTCATAGCGAAGAATTCACGCTTGTTACGTAGTCCACAATAGATATCGTGTTTGGCAAACAGATTACGCCCTAACCGTGCTAGGTCATCTCGACAATAATTGTGTATCATATTGTACCATTCAGTACGATGCTGGTGACGATCAGAGTAACATGCTTCTTCGTCTGTATAACCATATTTGTCCTTTAGCTCATCAAATATAAAAAGCTCACTACAAAACTTTGAACTTGATTGGAATGTATAACTGTATGCTTCTAGCATTTCACATACAGTATCTTTGCCGTGTCGACCATGACCGACAACTAATAGTTTGGGTAGCTTATTCATTTATTATTACCTTTGATTGTCCAACTCCAACGGAGTTATTTGCGAATGAATTAAAACCAACGCTATATCTATCACCTATTTCGTTGATGGGGACTTCATGCTCTAAATGACTTGGAAACATAATAACGTCTCCAGTCTTAGGCTGTACAACATACCTTTCTAAGTTTAACATGTTAATATTGTTTGGTATAGGTTTTACTGTTTGATGAAACAAGTTAGTATACGACGATGATTTATTAAAAATAATTGGAGATGATTCAGCAGTAACTTCCGGATAGTATACACCACTAATCATAGCGCACTCGTGTGTATGACTTTGAATCCAATCGCCAGGCTGTGTCTTATTAAGCCAGCTAGTTGTAATTTTTAAATCTAATGAAACATCTAATGTTTTTACAAATTCATCTATAGCAAGTTGTATTTTAATTTTTATACTTTTCATTTCCGGTTTATCAAGAAAATACATTCCTTTTGATGTTTCAACAAGTTCGTCATCTAAGTAATTTCTTGCGGCTTGTCCTGATGGAAATTCAAGGTTTTTCATCCACGCTAACTTTAACGGATCTAGTTGTCCGATATTAATGGCCGCTAACGGAATTGGGAATAATTCTGTAACCTTAAGCATCTATATAGTATATGATAAAACAGCGACGCTGTCAACCATTAATACCAAGATTTGGCTTTTTTTGTACTTCTTGGATTGTTCAATCTATTTGCTAACACACTTGCTGTGTTAATAGATTTTGTACGCTGTTGACGTCTCGCCTGGGTTGGCCCAGTTCTAGCCCTAGTACGTTTCATTTGTTGTGATTTTGCTACATTAGGATGATCAAAACATTTTGACGGATGGCTTACCTGTCTACTTTTTCTAGGACCTGAAGCACAACGAAACTTTTGTTTTACTGTGCCGCCTCTAGCGTCTTTTTTGCCTACACCCCAAACCATTTTAGCGGCTTCCATGTAATAGGCTTCGTAATCTTCTGATGTAAATTCTGACGCTTTCATTGTCTATCCTATAATTAAACTATAACCTGAGTTATTGCTTCCTGCTACAGAAGTTACCAACTCCATAGTTAGTCTTTCTAAATCTGCTTGTGCTTCTGCTTTTAAGTTAGCACCGT